CAACGGAGGGCCAATCTTTTTCTGGAACTCTTAAAAATCCTCCAGCAACTCCAGAAAAAAAGTAACGATGAATAGTATTACGAGGTACACCTACGGTATCTGACTTATTTATTAGGCCTTTTGCAATCCCTTCACGATATTGTCTTCCAACATAATGGAGATTAATTCCTATGAAATAATTTTGATTATAATTAATTTCTGTAATATATGCTAGTGGTTGTCTATCAAAAAATGATAATTTGGGAGTATTTGCACCATAAATGAAGAAATACATTCTTCCGACTTCAATACCACCAGTGTCTTCAAGATTAATATCATCCTGATCAAGTTCCCCCAAATATTGTCTAAGTTGACCAGAAAACCAGTCACCACTCTTATTTTTTCCCTTTACTTGTTTAAGTAAATCATATCCAAATCCCTTTCCATCAAGATATGGTTCATCTCTCCAACTCATATTCCCAAATCCTCCTCAGTCATGATTCGGAATTCATAATTACGATCCTCACAAAACTCTTTTGCTGCTTTCCACTTTGCTTGATTTTTTACCCAAGTCTGAACCTTATAAGCCCAAGCCTTTGTTCGTCTTTTGGGATTTTGTTCTGGCATTTCTAATTCTTTTTTGGGTTTTATTTCGATAACAACTGTTCGTGTATTTCCGTTTTTATCCTTGTATTTCACAAAAAAATCTGGAAAATATCTATGCACTTTTCCATCTAACGGCGATTTATAAGGAATCCAAAATTCTTCAGATTGCCATTGGTTTACGTTTTCGTTTAAATCACAATAACGCATAAATTTTCTCTCCCACAAAGAACGATAGACAATATTTGTGGGGTCGCCTTTATATTTTCTAGGATTCTCTGGTCGGTATTTTCCCTTATAACTCATATACATACTATAGATCCTTAAGTAATATTTATAGATGGCTGAACCATTCAGGCCGGATTATCCTACAAATGAATATAGAGTAGATCCAATCTACGCGAGGATGACTCTGCCTAGAAATAGCAATGATAATCGCAGTTCTCTGCCTAGTGTACAGGAATTGTTTGGTGAGCTATCTGTAACGAGTCAATTCAAAGTTACTTTGTATCTTGGTGACACACATATAGATGCAAAAAAAGCTGCTGATTCAGATATCAATGCTTGGCTAATTACATGTGGGGTTTTGGGAGGAAGTCTACGTAATAGTGGATCATTCTTAAGTTCTCTTCGTTATGAATTTATGTGCAATGAAACTTCTCTTCCAGGAGTTTCTATGTCAATGGCAGAAGAAACAGGAAGTAGACAAGGTATAGTAGAGAGATTCCCAATTAGAAGGGATTTTCCCGAAATTACAATGACATTTTATGTGGATGCTGAATATGGAATTATTCGTCTATTTGAAGAGTGGATTAACTTTATTAATCCATTGTACAACACTAAAGGTAGATTGAAATCTGGAAATCCTAGAGGTGGTATAGGCCAACTGAACGGCGATCAATTTTTTAGGTTTAGGTATCCAAACACATACAAGAGAGACGTATCAATTACAAAATTTGAACGAGACTTTTATATCGATCCAAACACTAGAAATGTAGAAAGAACTCCTTCGATGTTGACTTATAAATTCATTAATGCATTTCCAACAAATTTAACAGCATTACCAGTAACTTACGAAGGTAGCACAATTACAAAAACTACGGTAAGTTTTAATTATGATCGTTATGTAATATTAAATCATTTTGCTACAGGTCAAAATGATTATCGGGATACAAATACAACTGAAAATGGTGATACCATAGGTTATGCAAATCCAACTGTTTCTTGGGCTGGAAAAAATACAAATAATGCTTTTGCAAATCCAACATTTGGAGTTAACTCTGGGATTGATGTTTCCCCATCCTTAAAACCACTCTAAATAAATTTAACTGATTACATCATTAATATGCCATTACCAAAAATTGCGACTCCAACTTATGAACTTGAGTTGCCATCCACAGGAAAAACAATAAAGTATAGACCATTTTTAGTTAAAGAAGAAAAAGTTCTAATCTTGGCTTTAGAAAGTCAAGATGTAAAACAAATTACTCTTGCAATCAAATCTGTTTTGAAAGATTGTATTCTCACAAAAGGAATTAAGGTAGAAGATTTGCCTTCTTTTGATATTGAATATATCTTCTTAAACGTTCGTGGAAAATCGGTAGGAGAATCTATTGATTTGGTAGTAACTTGTTCTGATGATGGCGAAACTGAAGTTCCTGTCAAAGTTTATGTTGACGAAATAAAGGTCCATAAAAATCCAGATCACTCCACAGAAATTAAACTTGATGATCAAATTGTTATTAAAATGAAGTATCCATCTTTGGACCAATTCATCAAAAATAATTTTGATTTTACCACTCAAGAGTCTGTATCAACAATTGAAAAATCGTTTGATATTATCTCTTCTTGTATTGAATCAATTTTTACTACTGAAGAAGCTTGGGCTGCTTCAGACGTAACTAAAAAGGAATTGATTGAGTTTATCGAAAGTATGAATGCTGATCAATTCAAAAAGATTGAAAAATTCTTTGAAACGATGCCCAAACTTTCTCATACATTTACGGTAGTTAATCCAAATACAAAAGAAGAGAATACGGTAACGTTGGAGGGCCTAACAAGTTTTTTCGGCTAATTATGGCTCATATTGATCTTGAGTCATATTTCCGCATCAACTTCGCTCTCATGCAGTTCCATAAATACTCTTTGACAGAGATTGAAAACATGATGCCTTGGGAAAGAGATATCTATCTTACCCTGTTGAAAATTCATATTGAAGAAGAAAACTTAAAGGCACAACAGGCAGCAAACCGTGGCAATTAGTTCCGTACTTAACCCAGGCACTATTGTAAGAGAAAGAGTTACTACGGCTGAAGCTGCTCAGAATTTTATTACTGGTGGAGTTCCTCTTGGAGAAGGTGTCGTTGCTTCTGCTGCAAATAAAATTGTTGGATTCCAGCGAGGTGCTGCTGGAGTTGCTGCAAGACCACCAGATCTTCAAGGTATTATTCAAACGTTATCTACAAGTATTCTAAACAACGTAGAAAACAGAGTACAATCAATAAATCAGAATGTAGTACAAGTAGTTAATAAAGCAATTGGTCAACTAGAAGGAAATTATAAAGAAAGACTGGATAAGGTTGATGCAACTGGCCCAAATTCAATTTTACAAAACTTTTTAAACGCATATAAACAAGCTATTGGTTATATTCAATTTTTGGGTAATAGGAAAAATGTAAGAACTCTTGGTGATAATTTAAAAGCTTTACAAAATATATTCACTGAAACTTTCAATGTTGCAAAAGTAATTCGTCAAACAATTATAAAAATAGTAAAACAACTTTCAAACCTACCAAAAGCAACAGGTGGCCCTGGTGGATTGAACTTGGATATTGATGTTCCTGGTGGAGGATTAAGAAGGAGTGCTCCATCGGGATTAATGAGAATGATGAGACGCAGGCCTGGTATGATGTTAGGTGGTGCTGCTCTTACTGGTGGTCTTGGTTCTCAAGTTGTAAGTGGAATGTTAGATGTTGGTGGAGATGTTCAAGCAGCACCGATGTCTGAAGGCACTATACCAACTTCTTTATTGGATAGATTTAGTGGAATTTTGGATAGATTTTCTAAAGCAATAGATTCTCTTGGTACTAGAAAACCAAAAACTCAAGCAGCTAAAATGGCTCCTTCAACAGCTCCACCTCCGAAAGATGATAAGAAACCTCCTGGGGATAGTCCGGATGAAATCTCTGCAGTAAGTTCTGCACCAGGAGATGAAAAGTTAGCAGCATTTGTTGCAACTATGGAAGCATCTTCTCCGGAGAATGCTGCTGACGCTATGCAAGTAATGTTAAATCGTTCAGCTTCTGGTAAGTATGGTAAAGGACTAGCAGGTGTTCTGTCCCGTTACGATCAGTTTTCTCCAATATCTGCAGCTATTTTTGGAAAAAGTGCAGATCCAGCTGCAGCTAGGAAATATGGACCTATTGCTGCAAAATTACCTGGAAATACTCCTCAAGAAAAATTTCAAGCTTTACAACAAATCGCTTCTGAACCAGACGGGTTGAACAAACTCCAAAAATTGTTTGGTGGTGGATCAGCTAACGTTGCTGCAACAGTATTAAATGATCCAAAATATTTGGAGATGTCTAGACAAAATGTAAAGGGTGCTTTGAATTTTTATGGTGGGAAAAAACAAAAAGATTCGGATGTTCAAGTTAGAGCTGGAGGAAATATTTTTTATAATTTTACCGGACCAATAGGTAAACTTGGAAGTCAACCTACTGGAACTGCCTCAGTTGCGTCAACAAAACCAATTGTGGTCCCTGCACCTACACCAGCCGCAACTCAACAACAAGTTGCACAAACTGTTTCAAGACCTCCTGTTCAACAAACACCACAGATTAATGTGGCTCCAATGAACATGGCAAGTCCACAAACACAATCTGCCGGACCAACTGGAAAAACAATACCACCAGCGCAAATGATAAAAGGTGGTGTTACCGTACCATTTTTATCATCATCGAATAATGATAATTTTCTTACATTATATTCTAAACTGGTTTATAACATTGTAGACGGATAATATCATGGCGGTATCTAAAAAAGAAGAACTATTAAAATCTCCACTTCTAGAAGCTTTCAATAATATTGTAAGTATTAATAGATCCAAATCTGCAATGAGATCTACTCAAACTTCATATAATGAATTTTTGAAATTTATGAATGTGGAAGTTAAAAATATAGAAGCAATAAAACTTCCAGATCAAAAACAAGTTAAAAAGTTATCTAATATTAATGTTACTTCAACCTTTGGATCAGCAGGAAGTTTGTTATCTAGTTTGGCAAGTGGTTCTTTAGATGTTGCTGGATTAGTTGGTAACTTTTTTAAAAGAGGAAGACAAAATCCTAATGCTGGAAAAGCGTTACAAAAGGGTAAAATGGTTCGATTGGGTGGAGTTAAAGCTCTTGGTATTGCAAATGTTGCTCTTGCTGGATTAGATTTTGCTCAAGGCCTCAGTGAAGGAGAAAGTGTGGGTAAAGCTGCGGCTGGGGCCGGTGGCAATCTTGCTGGTAGTCTAATTGGCGGTGCAATCGGACAAGCATTGGTTCCAATTCCTGGTTTGGGATTTGTTCTCGGTAGTATGGCCGGAGGAATGTTAGGCGGATATCTTGGGGATCGGGCTCATGAAGCTATAACTGGTGGAGAAAGTGTAAAAGAAAAAACGGAAAGAAGACTTAAAGAACAAGAAGCCCAACAAAAAGCTTCTGCTGCTGCATCTCTTACCGCAATAACATTTCCACAAGTACTGGATAAATTTGATGGTGTTGTAACTCAATTTCAAAGATCTATTCAGAATTTAACTTCAGAAACTCCAGAAATTTCTGAGTGGGAAGAAGGAGAAACTAAAGAAGATAAAATAGATTATAGACCAGAAGGTGCTGAAGAATTTACTCCAGGAGCTCCAACAGGAGTCGGTGATGAAGTATTTCCATTAGTTGGTGGGAGACCCACATTTACTATGGGTGCTGGACTGTTTAATGCTTCTAGGGATGGTGGTGCAAGAAGACATAGTGCTCAAGACATTGGAGTAGATCCAAATACTCCAGTAGTCACATCTAGATCTGGAACAGTTTTACAAGCATATTCAAGTGGATATGGCGATGTTGGAGGTGCTGTAGTCATTCGTTATGATAATGGTCAACAAGGTCTCTATGGACACACACTTCCAAATGTAAAAGTTGGAGATAAAGTTAAAGCGGGACAAAAAATAGCAAAAGTTGCACCTGATGGAAACAATACGCATTTACATTATATGCGTAAAGATACTCGTGGTAACTATATTGATCCATTACCTATTTTAAGACAAAGTAAATCCGGAGTACCAATTGTTCAAGGACAAAAACAAGAATCCAAAAATGACTTGGAAAAACAGTCAATGATGAGTTCAAATACTGCAGATATAACTCGTCAAAACAAAATGATACCCAAGTATACACAACCAACCGCAGCAACAAAACCATCACAAGATCTTTCTAAGATGTCAACGGATCAACTTAGAGGAATGTTAGATCCTACTAAAACAGGTGCATCAAATCCTGCGGTATTTAAGGCAGCACAAGATGCAAGAATGCAAGGTAAAGAATCTGGACTATCCGGAGAAGATCTTGAAAGATCTGTAATGATTGCATCAATCAGAGCAAAAAATGCAGAGTCACAAGTTATGGCAATGTCACAACAACCAGTGGTGCCTCAACAATTACAACAATACCCAGACTACAATTTACCTCAGTCAAGTCTAACAATCATTCCGATGATGATGGGAGGACCTGGCGGATCTCAACAAAGACCGATGGTAGTTTCCTCTGGTGGCGGAGGAGGGGGTAGCGCAACAATCATGCCTCCAGTTCCAGAAGGACAAGTGTTAAATAGTTTCTTTAAGTCTATATTATTGACTAATTTATCGGGAACATAATATGTCAAATGCAGTAACGACTTTAAAATATAATTCTGTTGAGATTAAATCTTCTGATAGTAATAGAAAGATTGATTTAACAAACTCCATCATTTTTTGTGATTATTTTGAAGATATCTTATCGCCATGTGTGATGATGACAATTCAAGTTGCCTCGTCATATTCAATTTACAATGGATTGCCAATTCGTGGTGGAGAAATGGTAGAAGTTGATGTGGAAACTGCGAGTGGCAACTTCAAACTCAATGGCAATTATGCAATGTATGTTTATAAAGTAAGTGGAATAGTATCGGATGGCCAAAAAGAATATTTTACACTTCATTTATGTTCCAGAGAAGGTCTTACAAATGAAACTGCAAGAGTTCAAAAAAAGTATGAGAAAAAACCAATCAATGAACACGTAGAAGCAATACTTAAGGATGTTTTAAAAACTAAAAAGTATAAGTCTCAGAACATAGAGAGAACTTCAAATTCTTATAGTTTTATTGGAACCCTTAAAAAGCCATTTCATATTTTGACTTGGTTGGGCCCTAAAGGAGTTCCCTCAACATCTTCCTCTGGAAATAGTGGAAATACTGCAAAAGGAGTTGCGGGATTTGTTTTCTATGAAAATAAAGATGGATTTCACTTTAGAAGTATTGACACACTAGTTTCCGCCACACAATCTCAGAGTGGAAGTACATCAAAGGAATCTATTCCAAGATACAAATATAATCCAGGAACAAGTACAGCTAATGATGCCAACAACAATTTTAATATAATCAATTATAATTTTGAAAAAAATACAGATTTAATGAAATCGTTAAGAGTTGGCATGTACGCAAATGTTACATATTTTTATGATCTTTATAAAAATAAGATTGATAGAATTGATTATTTCATAAAAGATCAAGTTAAGTCAAAACTTGGTGGATCTAAATTCCCAGTTCCAAAAGATTTTGAGGACAAACCATCAAGAATTCTTTTTAGATCTTCAGATATTGGAATGTTGGAATCGGAAGGAAATGCGGAAGATTCTGGTAGAGATAATACTGATATGGCTAAATCATTCTCTCGTTATAATTTACTGTTTACACAAGCACTAAATATCATAGTACCAATGAATATAAATTTGAAAGTAGGAAACATACTTTATGCACAATTTCAACAAGTTGATGCATCAAAGTCTGGTGAAGTTGACCCAGAACAAAGTGGAAATTACTTAATTAAAGAAGTAAGACATCACTTTGAAGGGGGACAAATGATTTCTTCATTGAAACTAATCAGAGACTCCTACGGATTATATGGAGCAAAACAATGAACAACATCGACGAACACATTGCAAAAGATAGAGAAATTCTTGATAATCCTGTAACCTCTCCTCAGGCAAGAAGACATACCCAGGAAGAACTTGAAGCTTTAGAGGCATATAAAGCAAATCATCCGGAAGATGATCATGATCCAACACCGTTGGAACTTTATTGTGATGCACATCCTGATGCAGCAGAATGTAAAATTTACGAAGACTGATGATTGATGAATCTTTTATAAAATCTAATTTTTTAGGTAGAGACGGATTCATTTGGTGGGTCGGTCAAGTTGCCGACCCCAAACATTGGCGTAATGAAAAAACACGTATTGATAATGATAAAGAAGCGTGGGGATATAGATGTAAAGTAAGAATTATTGGTTATCATAGTTTTAGTAGAAACGAATTAAAAGATGAAGATCTGCCTTGGGCCCACGTCCTAACAAGTGCATCTGACGGAGCTCCGGCTCAAGGAGGATTCGGTAAATTACCATTACTTGTTGGTGGAGAGTCTGTAGTTGGATTCTTTTTGGATGGAGAGGAAGCTCAACAACCTGTTGTAATGGGATGTTTTCATAGAAGTCCAGTTGTAGAAAATATAGATAAACCAGAACCATTTGAACCATTTACGGGAAGTAAAGGCCCTTTTGCATCAGGTCCACAAGCAACCAGAAACAAAGCGCAAGAGGATGGGGTATCTAAACAAATAGATGAGAATATTGGGGATGGATCTCAATTTGAAATGTTTTCAAATGCACAATTTGGCACGGATGCTCTTGGCAGCTTGGATTTAAGTGCGGGGTTCAGTCCACTTACTTCGGATACAAGTGATAAAGCTGGTGCAAATTATGGATTACCAAATGTACCAAAGGATCAACTATTTTATGGAGATCAAGCTGAAGCTAGTTTCTTAAAAACTGTAAAGGATCTTGGTCCAGTTCCTGGAGAAAATGGATGTGGAAATAATATTTTATCTCAAATTACTACTTCCCTACAAACATTCATTCAAACGATTAATGGTCTTGAAAAAACTGCTTTAGGATTCATAGATCCAGTCAGAAATGTTGTTGTAGATGTGCAACAAATGATTAGATCTGTTGCTAGACTTGTTGCATCAATTATGAAATTCGTGATTAATGGGATGAGAGATAATGTATTCAAATTAATTGGTAAGTTGTTTAAACTTCTTGGTATTACAATTCCATCTCCACTACAATTGCCAATTTCTGAAGCTGCAAAAAATATCTTAAACATTATTTTCTGTCTTTTTGAAAAGTTATTTGGGCCTCTACTTGACTTTATCATGGGACTATTGAATGGAATCATAGGCAAAAGTCCAAATATACCCAGATGTGCAGTTGAAGAAATTACTGGTGCATTAGTAAACAAACTTGCTGATATGATAGATGGTGCTTTATCGACCATTTTATCAGGACTAGATTGGTTAGCTAATGGAATTAGTTCTATTGCCTCAACTTTAACTGGTGGATTAAATATGATCTCTCAGATTTTAAGTTTTCTGAGTTGTGATTCATTAGCTTGTAAGACTACAAGTTCTTGGGATCCTCTTGCGGGAGCATCTTTCCCATCATTAGATAGTTGGAAAGGTGTTCTGTCAAATATGGATATTTTAAATGGATTAGGAACTCCAGATTTAGCTTTAGGATACTTATCTGCATTTGGATCTTCCGATACTCCATTTAAAGATTGTAGGAAAAAAATTGTAAATCCACAAACACAAGAAGATCTTTCCCCAATGCCAATAGGCGTAAAATTTTATAAATGTATTCCACCAGAAGTTAACATATATGGAGATGGTGTTGGCGCAAGAGCGAAAGCAGTTATATCTGAAGTTGATGGGTCGGTTGTGACATTTTTATTATGCGATCCAGGTAAAGGGTACACATATCCACCAGAAATCAAAATTGTAGATAACTCCAACTACGGCAAGGGAGCTCAGGCAAGAACTAAAATCGTAAACGGAAAAATCGAATCCATTTATATTGTTAATTCTGGTCAAGGGTATTGTCAAACCAACCTAACAGAAGAAACTTCGCCAACTGGAACCGAATCTACAACTGGAACCGAATCTATAACTACAACTCCATGTCTAGATGTGGGTGATAATAGATTATCCAGTAGTGTGGTAGGAATTAATACTAATCTAGTTATAGAAAGACCTGGACTTGGATATACTTCTGGGGATACAATACAGGTTGGAGATTGTTTCTATCAACCAATTCTTACTTCCAATGGATCCATTATTGATTTTAAATCAAATGAAACCTGCAAACAAACTTTTAAGACAATCCCCACTGTCAGCATAAATACAAAGACGGGTCAAGGAGCTGTCATTTATCCAGTTCTACAGTTTGTTCCACAATTTATTGTAGACAATCCCGATTTGAGTGTTGGAATAACTTCGATTGTAAATGTAGTAGATTGTGTGTAAACCATGGCCGATCAACCAAAAGAGTATTACGAAAAAAAACCAGGGTTTGTAGTAAAATCTGGCACAATTCAAGATGTGACTGGAAAAACTACAGACTATGCAGTTTTTACTGATAATGGACAAGGTTTTCAATTTACTACAGATGGAGAACATACACAAATAGCAAATAAAACATCTTATGACATTTCTGGAATAGAAGGCACGGATGGAGTTCCAGGAAAAGTTATAAGAGTTAAAAAGGGTGATATTGTAATTGAAGCAATGGATGGTGATATAATATTAAGAGGAAAAAATATTAGAGTTGTTGCATTAGATGGAGCTGGAGAGGTAACAGTAGTTTCTGGAAAACATTTTGCTGTTAATGCTCCTGTACAAAATCTAAAAGGTGGAATATCCAATACTGTAATGACGAATAGTGCTTCGGTCGGTGCTCAAGCTACAGATACGACTGGAAATATGCAGAATAGTCAAACTTCTGGCGTTGAAGAGTCCCAATCTTCGATTTTAAGTCAATTATTGGGAATCGTTAAAAAATTTCAAAAGTGGTTAGATGAATAATAGGAGATAACATATGCCTGCAGAACCCGTAAAATATATTGGAGACAAATTAGTTGTTGGTTCTCTCGATTACTCATTCTTACCTGCAACTCCGGCAATACCTGGATCTTCTATCTTAAATGGACCGGTATGGATTGGCGCTGGTGGTCCTGCCCTACCCATAGCCAATTGTATGATTGGACCAGGACTTCATCCAATAACGTTGCAGATTACTGGAATAACAAACGTAGCTGGTGTAATTAACAGAGTTGCGGTATCAAATGTTACGGGATTAACTTCTAAAACAGGAGTAACTCTTAGAAATGCTCTAAGTTTAAGTAATTCCATTAATATTAAAAATGGAATGAATCAGGGAACAAAGATCAATACATTTACAACTGTAATTGTCGATAAAACTCTAACAGCAACAAAAATATTGACCCCTAGAATTGAAGCTGCATTTGGCCAATTTGCTGCTGTTGCAGCACCTTTTAAATTATTTGATATTCCGCACCCCAACAAGGAAGGAATGAGACTTAAACATTCCTGTTTAGAGGGACCAGAAATAGGTGTTTATTATAGGGGTAGATTAATTAATCATAATGTGATAGAATTGCCAGATTATTGGAATAATTTAATTGATCCCGAAACAATAACGGTAAATCTTACTCCACATACATTTTATCAAGAACTATATGTAAAAAATATAGAGTGGGGAAGAAAAATTAATCTTGTAAACAATACTGGAGGATCAATTGATTGTAGTTATACCATTTACGCTGAAAGAATTGATGTGAAAAAACTTGAAGTTGAGTATAAAGAAGAATGACTATAGGAATAGGAACTACGAGTCAAGCAAATGCAACTCCTGAGGCTTCGACTCTTATAAAATCATCTTTAGGACTGACCAGAGGAACTAATACCTCTCAAAATATCATAGATTCATTGAAAGATGATAAAGAACAAAAAATAACACAAAGAGAAGCTATTAATGATATTCTCTTATTAACAGATATAACCGTTGATGGTTATGACAAGTTAATTGTGGAAATGGATAAAAATGTTCCAGGACTAATTGACGACATCAATAATGCAATTACTCCAGTAAAACAGGCTTATGATATCAGAATTACAGATAATTGTTTAAGTAATTTAAAGTGGGTGCAAACGGGAGAAACTGAAAGAACAAGTATTTTTGGAGATTCTGGTCCAACTTTAGTTACATATCAGTATTGGCAAGTTCAAAAAGATCCAGATCAATATCGTCAAATTAATTATTATGGTGCAAAGTATTATAAAAGACCACACAATAGAGATTATGGGGCAAATTTAATAAAAGAAATATCAGATGGTTCTGTAGGAATTGGAAGTACATTTATTGTCGTCAATGATGCAAGTTCTACTGCACTGGATGGAATAAAAATTGGTGACACTATTTCAGATGATTTGGAAAGCCCAACTATCTTTTCTATCGGAAATCTTCCAGAAGTTGTGGGATTTGGATCTACTTCTATCGTTGGATTTTCAACTACTTTTGGAGCTGACATATCAGTAGGATCTACAATTTTAAGACATACTGGCCAAGGAATCATTACAACAGGTATCTCTACAGGAGATAGAATCATTCGTGTTGGAGTAACATCTTCGGATACTTTAGTGGTTGGTTTTGGAACTACGACTACACAAATATCCATCGTAGATGATGAAGGAGTCTCGGGTGTTGCTACAGCTACTGTAAATACTATTATTCTGAGTAAACCTGCA